CACTTGATTCTACAAATGTAGTATTTACTGAATCATATTCGTATCCAACTCTTGCTGACCAATGTTCTGTTTTAGCAGAAGCATTACCCATCAACATATCAAGAATTTCTAAGTCAATTTCTAATGAAATATACTCACTCATGATTGAAGTTAATTCAGCTTCTGCATCTAGAGAATGGTAAGCATTTAGATCTTGAGCAAACTCAGGAGTCCAAACAGCTTTTAATTTTCTAGTTTTAGCAACTATAGCTTCACTTCTCATTGCAACATTAATTTCTGGAATAGCAATTGGAGTATTGAAACCAGAACCACCAGCAGCAGGATTACCTAAAGCAGCATTTCCATCTTCAAAATCACCTCTGTTATTATCAGAAGGTTGTAGAGTTTGTTGAACGTTAAATCCAGTTACTGTTGAATTAACACCAGCACCTAAATCTACTACCCATCCTGCAGTTGCACCTGCAGCTGAAATAGTACCTAATCCGAAGAAAGATATTACACCAGCAGCTGGAATACTTGCAGCATCTAAAGTAATTGAAATTGCAGTACCTGCAACAGCAGCTAAAGTGTTAGGAATTGCAGCACCAGACCATGTTAAAATATCACCTGCAGCATATCCTCTACCTGGGTTGTTAATAACTACAACAGAAGCTAAACCAGCACCAGCATTACCTAATACGTCAATTGTAAGTCCAACACCATTTGCAGAAGTTGAAGTTGTACATTTTACGTTTAAGTCATCTGTACCAGCACCAGCGTTAGTACCATTAGTTAATGTTAAAGCACCAGCAGGTACAGTTGAAAGTGTACATCCAACTTTACTACCTGTTGCTAATGCATTTTGTGCAGGAGCAGGTAAGTAAGCACCTTGATCAATTTTCGTGAATGCTGGTAATTGAGTAGCTAATAAAGCATTACCTGCAGCATTTGAAGTTAAATAAAAACCTTCAATAGCTTCTAAATCAGCAAATGTTTGCAATAATGAAAGTGCAGGAACACCAGCTGATCCAGCAATACTTAATGTAGCAGGAGCTGAACATTTAGTTACTGTAGTAGCAACTGAAGTTTGTAAACCATCAAATGCTTGAGCAGCAACACCTGTTAAAGCAAATGGGAATGTTGAATCTGCATCTAAATCTAGATAAAAATCAGCATTACCAACAACAGCACAGTCAGTTAATTGACCACCTACAACAGTGTTGAAATTTTGAGTTGAGTATCCAAATCTACCAGCACCATAAAGACCACCTGCAGCAGCGTTACCAAAACCACTAGTGTTAGTAGCTGGGTTAACTGGTGAAGGAGTACCATATAATGAAGTACCGTTAGCGAATGGTAATTTTGCAGCATTTCCTGCGGTAGCTGGAGATGCAACTTGAGTACCACCATATTGGAAGTCTAAGTAAAATACTAGACCTGAAGGAAGGTTCATTGGTTGAACCGAAACGAATTCTTTCGCTGCGATTTGTCCAAATACCTTTCTTACTAATGGTAAAGCAACTCCAGCCCATTGACCAGCAGCTCCCGTACCAGGGTTAAAAGTACCAGTACCTCCACCCGTCTGAGTGTTCTCTGTTACTAATTGTTTAGCTTGGTTTTCTAAGATCATAGACATATTGTTTTTGTCTTGCTCAGTAGCCATGCCTTCAAGTAATCCTGTTTTGGACCACTTGTCAGCTAATCTTGCAGCATCACTCTGTAGTGATTTGTAAGAATTAGCGCTTTCTAATAAAGAATTTAATTGTGACATATTTTTTTAAATTTTAGTCGTTAATAATTAATTGTTATGATTTGATAATGCCAGCTAATTTCTGGAACCTCATTATCATTTCATTTGATTCTACAATTGGTTTTTTAGTTGTAGAAGTTGATGGTGCTGTCATTGATTTAGAAGCTCTACCTAAATTTTCATTTACATAGTTTTTCTTAGCTTTGAAAGATGTACCTACAGTTTCAAATACTAATTTTGCTTCTTTTACAGTGCTAGCTTTATCAAAAGCTTCTAATACTTTAACCTTTTGAGTTTCAGTTAAGTTTTTAGATTTAAAGATTTTGTTAGTGTAAAGTAATTTAGCATTTAATAAATTGATTTCATTTAACTCAGATCTTAAAGTTTCAACAGTAGCATAAGCTTCTCTTAATTCTTCTTTCATCTTAGAATCACCAGCAAATTTTCTTCCACCTAAGGCTTTTTCCATGTTTTCAGAATCAGCTCTACGTTGTTTCATGTCTTGCTTTTTCTTACCATGTTTAGCGCCTTCAGCATCGTCTAATCGTGCATCGTACCCTTGTTTTTTCTTTTCATCAATTTTTTCTTCTGCTTCATCTAACTCTACGTCAACCGCAGTTACCGCATCGTCTTCTACTTCTAACTCACCTTCTTCATCTACGTCTACATCAACATCATCTTCGAATGATTCACCAGCTTCTAATTCACCAGCTCCAACCATATCTTCGATTACGTCTTCAATAAACTTTTTGAGGTCATCTTCAGACATATCTTCAAGATCGATATCTTCGTCCTCGTCTTCATCTTCTTTCTCGTCTTTTTCACCATCTAAGTAGCCTTCCTCTTCAGCATCAGTACGTTCGTCCTCTTTCAAGTCCTCTTTTTCGTCCTTAATACCGTCCTTGTAGCCTTCTTCTTCAGCGTCTGTACGAGCATCCTCATTTAGTTCATTTTCTAATTCTGCTAAAATTTCGTCTAGATCAGATACATCTTCCTCTTTGATTTTACGCATTTTTTCAGTTTCAGTCTCAGCCTTGTTATCAGACTTACGATCGTCACCTTCGCGCTTTTCCTTTTTGGTCATGTATTCTTTTCTTTCCTCCATTTTATCATCATCTTTTTTTGCTTCGTCTACTTTATCATCTGCTTCTTCTTTCACGTCCTCTTTTTCCATTTCTTCTAACTTTGCAGCTAACATGGATTTGATTTGTGGTTGAAAAGCTTCTTCTAAAGCAAGCTTAGCATTTGCAATGGCTGATTCTTTAACAGTCTTTGCATCGGCAATAGCCTCTTTTAAAAAGTCTCTGTTCATTTTTCCTTAATTTTTTTTGGAAGTACGATTATTTGGAATCGTAATAAGAATTATTATTATTCAAATGTCATATCAGAAATGACATATTATGCTTATACGTATATGTAAATATTTAAAAATTAAAAAAGAAAAAGCGCTTCTTCGAAAAGAAAGCGCTAATTCCGGTTCACAGGAACAAAAATCTTAAAATATTGGGCACGAACCATTCGCACATAATATTTCTGTAATTATATTATTTACTTTTTTATATGGTGATAGGGTAGGAATAGTTAATCCTTCTTTTACTAAATGCATAAATGAATCTGGATTTGAGGGAGTTGAAACAAAATCCCAACATAGTAATTCAAAATCATCTTGAACTTCTTGTACTTCCCCCATTGGTTTTAAACTTCCCATTCCACGTGAAGAAACACCAACAGTAATTCCACTTTCTACTAATGCTTTTAATATATTTCCTGCTGGAGTAGGTAAAATTTCTATTTTACCCATTACATTATCGCCATCCCACCAAACATCTTTTATATTATGTGATACATTTTTTAAATTAATAATAGTATCATCAGGATGATCTAATTCACCCATTGCTCTATTTTCTTCTACTAGTACTTTGTATTTGTCTATTTCTCTATCCCATAATTCTTTAGAGTAATATCTACCATTACCATTTTTAACTTCGGCTGTTGCTAAAATTCCTTCAACTAATGGATTACCTGCTTCTGAAGTAAGTTTTTCAGATAAGGACTTAGGCATGGCTGTAAAAAGCCTTGTTTCAACAAGTACTTGCTTATTCATATTTTTAGTTTTCTCTAAATTTCTTTAATCCAGAGTATGATTCAGGATTATCATTTGAATTATAATTTGATTCATCATTAGAATTTTCATTAGAACCAGCATTACTTTCTTCTGCTATTTCTTCATTACTATTATTTCTAAATGCTCTTTCTGATGTATCACTACCTGTTGCTCCAGCATAGTTTGAAGATCCTAAATCTTCATCTACAACTTCTGTTTTTTTATAAGCTTTACCACACATTTTTTCATAAAGTTTTTCCATCTTCATTTTTCTTTTTTCAAGATCTTTAACTTCACGTTGCATTAGTTTAATTTTATTTTTATCTGCTAACTCAGATAAATTTTCATCTTCAGTAACCATAGAAAGTCTTGCATTTTTCTTTTCTACAAGTTCATCAATATGAGCAATTTTAGCTTCTAAAGCAACTATTTGAGATTGTTTGTCAATTTCAGCTAATTTACTATCTAATGTTTCTTTTTTTACTTTCTTTTTAGCAACTGGTTTTTCACCTAATGGGCCACTTTCCATTAAATCTATTAATGATATCATTTTATTTTCTTTTAATTTTACTTTTTCCATTTGATCTGATTTGCTTGCTGTTAAACCAGGAGCTTCTTCTGTATATCCTATTCCCTCAACTCCAAAAGCAGCATTTTTAATATAATGTAGAGGATCTTTTGCTAAATTTTTAGCAACTAATTTTTGTGCTTTTTCTATAGCTTCTCCTAAATTGGCATCAGATATTGTTTCTCTAACTTTATCCATTTCAAATTTAACCCCTAATCTAAATTCTTCGCCATTTAAATTATCAATATTTTTGTCATCCTTATAATTAAATCCTTTTGTTTCCAATTCAACAACATCTTTGTTAGGTTCTTTTACTTCTGCTTTAATAGCTTCATCTTTTTTTGCAGCTGCTGTTTCTTCTTTAATAATATTCATATTATCATTAAATATTGCAAACCAATCTGGGGATTTAGTTGGGTTGACAACTCCTGCTAAATTTTCTGTTATTACAGATCTATTTAATAATATTTCTTCTGCTTGTTTAAAGGTAGCTGAATTGACTATCATATGAGGATAGTTTCTTTTAACTTCTTTAAGAAAAATCTCTTTACTACCTTTTCCTTTTTTTATTTGGTTATATTGTTCTTGTAATGTTTTCATTTATTTTCCTTTTAATAAGTCTTTAATATCTTTTATATAGTCTAAAATTAAATCTGTTGGTTTAATTACTGAATATGATGAAGGATTATCATTATAATAATCACTTGTTTCATTTTTAGCATTGCTTAACATTTTATAAATATCATTCATTTCCTGTTCAATCACATCAAATGCTGCTATTCTTTTATTTTGATATTCTTTTTGATCTTCAAATAATTGTTTTACATCTAGCTTAGATCCTTTTTGTACATAGTTTCCTGCTTTATTTTTTGGAACTAATTTATACCCAAATTCACTAGTATAGGTATTTTT